AATATAGCCCAAAACTTTGAGGTCTTTGCTTTTTCAGAAAGAAATTTAAATATTTTAGAGTGCCACAGCCCTATTTTTTGTATAATTGTATTCATTATTCACACGACTCGCAATCTTTTGTGCTATCTACCACTACACCTTCGTCTTTAGTGTCTCTATGCTTAAAGTATTCTTTACCGCTGCATTCACAGTTGGCACATTCACAGCCTACGTGATCAGCTTCGATACAATGGCATAGGTGATTACATTTTATGCAGGTTTTTTCGTCCATAGTCATTTATAGTAGTCTTTCCAGAACCACTTGACAAACTTTTTCCATAGATGTTTGATCATCCCCAGTTCCCTCCGTCCTAAAGAAGAACTTATCTGAATAAAATTCTTAAGTTGCTAAGAAATAAACAGCAATAATAACTACTACAACAGCAGCAGAAATTTTTTTATGAGCTAATGCTAATGCCCATAGTTGTTTTACTTTTTCCATATAGTTCCTCCTAATTTATATTACCCCAGTTTTCGCCAGTTTCATAGTCCACTTTATTTGGTACCTCTAACTCAACTGCGGATTCCATTATTTGTACTATTTGTTTTGCCTGTTTATCATCTTTTACAGAAATATCCAACTCATCATGTACTTGAACATGTGGTATAATTCCCTTTTTATGGAGATTTATCATGGCTTTTTTAGTCATATCGGCTGCAGATCCCTGTATTAGTCTATTTAATGCTTTGTAAGTATAAGCTCTCCTGATCCCTGGTCCGTGTTCCAAGAGCGCTTGATCATGAGGTAATGCTTTATGAATCCCAAACTGATTAGGTTCCCATAAAGGAAACCTGCACAATCGTCCAAGAAGCGTTCTAATTTTTCCTGAGTCCTGGGCACGTTTCATCGTAGCATCCATCAGTTGTTTAACGAATGGAACCTTGGCATGATAGGCCCTAAATAATTCTTCAGCTTGGAGTTTATTAACACCGAGTTCTGCCTGGAGTTTATTTTTTCCCATCCCATAAAATAATCCTAAATTAATTGTTTTAGCTTGTAACCTGGGAATATTTGCCATGTCCGCAACAATCTTATGAAAGTCTGCGTCACCGTCTTTGTACGCGTCAACAACTTCATTCACTCCATACATGTTTTGTAAAGATGCATAGTGAACAACGAGTCTTGGTTCCTGCTGATTGTAATCGAAACAACCCCAGGTACATCCTTCTTCAGGAATAAATAAAGATCTGATCCGTGGTCCGAGTTCCTTGTTCCTCGCAGGAATTTGCTGGAGGTTTGGATTATTCATAGAGAATCTTCCTGTCACGGTTCCTCCACCTTCGGATCGAAGTTGGTTAATTTCCGCATGAATCCTACCTTTTTGACTATGTTTTAAGATGGTATCGATGAAAGTTGTGTGAGCTTTATTGATCTCTCTTGCTTTAGCAATACACTTTACAACATTGTGTGGGTGATTCGCTAAAAAATTTTTAGTAAAACTTGGCGCTTGTGTTTTAACCGTACGATCATAAGGCAATCCTAATTTATCAAATACTTTTGCAATGGATCGAGCGGCCCAAATCTGTACATCGATTCCCGTATTTACTAACACCTCACCCAACATTTTTTTCTCTTGTTCTACTAATGTTTTCTTTTCGATCGCAGCTTGTTCTTGATTTACACGTACACCGAGAAACCTCATATCCACAAGACAGGGAAGTAATTCCATTTCCATTTCGAATATGGATTGAATATCTTGATTTAAAATTTCTTTTTTTAACACCTGCCACAACTCTAGTGTGAGTTGGGCGTCGCGTTCTGCGTAAGATCCAACATACATTGCTGGAAGTTTATACATTTCAGCTTTAGGGTCGACTCCCCATTCTTTCGCGGCAGCATAAAGAGCTGCTTCGTCTTTTCCTCTTCCAATGTAATCACGACACACACCATTCAGATCATAGCGTAAACGATTTTCGTTCACTACACCTGCTGCAATCATGGTGTCAATAATTCTTCCTTTAATAGTTAAGCCTAGCGCTCGTAGCCAGGACACATCATACATGGCATTATGAAATAGTTTATCTGCTGGGGTGTTTAAAACATCCTGTAACCATTTTAAAACCATCTTACGGTCCAGGTTACCGCCTCCTTCATGAGCAATAGGATAGTAGGCACAGAAATCTTCTGTAGCTACTGAGATTCCAACCACTTCACCCACTCCTATAACAGAGCCAGAACCCATTCGTATATTTAAATTGGGATCTTTGGTTTCTAAATCAATTGCAATTTCACAATATTGTTTAAGGTCTGGAAATTCTTCTGGTGGAAGCCATTCTGTTTGAGGTTTGAATAAAGGCATTTGCATTACGAATAATCCCTTTCAATAATCATATCAATGTAGTGTTTTGCTTTTTCCAAATCTTTTGCTTCTCCTTTAGATGCGTGCCTACAAATATATTTAATAGCGTTTCCTTCTGCAAATAATAATTTGTTATCATTAATAAATTTACTGGGTTGAATCTTCATATTTTTATAGTGAGATCCTCCAACTTGTTTTTTATAGGGGTTCATATTCTAAATGATTTATATATATCTTTCGGTCTTATAATGTGTAAATGGTCCTTGGTTCGTGTTGCACCAACATAGAACAAACGGTTCTCGTCGTCAGGAAAACGATCCATATTTTTTTGAGTCCTTCTACTTAGATCGGTAAGAAGAACTACGTTTGAAGATTCCCCACCCTTGACACCATGAATCGTTGATAATAAAATGCGCGGATCTTTATTAAGTTGTTCACCATTGGCTATCATTTTTTTGATGTAGGTAACGTTTCGTTGTGGAGCAGAATCAAAAGCTTCATACCAAACAGCACGAGTTTTTAATCCGTGATTATTGTAGATTTCTGTCACGTTGTACGGTTTATCTTTATTGAGATATTGAAGACTGGTTTTTTCATAGTGATTAGGGGACATATAAGACGTTACTCTTTTGATTTGATCATAATTTAAATCACCGTGTTCACGCCATCTTTCCCAATCAACGATAGCTTCACGCAAATCTTTTTCATAATCTTTCTTGAATTTATTTTTGTAATAAAGCCCTTTAGAATATAAAACATTTTCTAATTTAGCTAACATGTAACGAGTTCTGGCCAACACATACCATTCCCCGCTACTCATATCTATGTCTTGAAAGTTATGGTAATAAGACAGCAACCCACTTTTATTTTTAGGCTTCCATTCTTTATAATGCCTTTTAGAAATTCTTTTAACAATCTTCATAGCTACATCATGCACAATTCTAGGTACTCTATGTGATTCTGTTAATTTTAAAAATTTTCCTGTTTGAGCAATAAAACTGTTAACATCCGCTCCTGCCCATCTAAAAATAGCCTGATCATCATCACCTGCAATATAAGAATCTTCTGTTTTATTCCAAATGGATTTAGCCATGTTCCATTGCATTAGAGATAAGTCTTGAGCCTCATCAATAAAGACAACATCAAATTCAGGCGAGGCATCTGATTTTATAAAATCTAAAATCATGTCATTGAAATCAATAAGTCCATGAGCTTTTTTATAACTCTCTAATTCACTACTTAAATCTTTTAATTTCTGAACGGAAACGTCTTGGGTGTGTTCTTTTAAATTATATTGTTGTTCAAGTGTAATGTCTCTTAATTTAGCAAGTTGAATAATGCTTAAATAATCACTTTTTGTAGTAAATAATCCTGTCATGTCATCGTCCCACTCATTATAATCTACGCGTAGGCCCGTTTCTTTTCCCACCTTTGCATAATGTTCACGTTGCATTACATTTTCTTTTCTAAGACCCAGTCTTCTAAATGCCAAAGAGTGAAGTGTTTGAAAATAAGGAAGATCATCTTCGGTTAAATTAAATTTATCCATCGCACGACTCTTACCTTCGTTTGCGGCTTTTTGTGTAAATGAAAAATATCCGATACGATTAGGATCGGTTGTCTTTAGATATTTCTCTACTTCTCTTAATAAAGTTTCTGTTTTTCCTGTTCCTGGTGGTCCTAAGACAATTGTTTTCATTAGAATGGAACCTTTGGTTTAAATTCTTTAGGACGATATACATTTTCAGGTTTTTCAAATTCTTCGATCGTCATAATTGTTTTATTTTTCTTTCCTATCATTTCTCTTTTAATCTTGCAGCCGCACTTATCTCTTAGTAACATTTGAGTTTCATCGTATTTTTCATCCCATTTGTTCTTGAGTAAATATTTATGAAAAAATTCTCTAAAGATAAAATGATGCACTCCTTCATGCGTCCAAACATTTCCAAGCATCATATCTTCTTTGGTGGCCCCTGCTGCTGTACGATCTGTACAATAGTCATCAAGATGATCAATAAGTTGTTCTACTTTAGAAGATCCCTTAGGTGGTTCAATAATTTCTATTCCTGCAAATAATAATTTTATCATTTCATTAAAATCTTTTTTACGAAGACCAGGTGGAACCTTATTAACCTGCTCCATTACTGCTCTTTGAAATAATCGTTGTTCCTGAAGGTAGGAAGTATCTTTAAGTCTTACTCTTTCACCATCAACATTTACATAATAGTAAGGTTCATCTAGATTAATTTTTTGTAGGTCGCTTAAATCAGGAAATAAAGATTGACCTCTGACACCATGTTTTCTAATTGAACATAGTTTTTTATCACAATGGTCACACATTGGTTCTTCGTTACATTTAAAACCTAATTCTCGATTTGCATTATATTTTATTTTTTCTTGAATAACTCTATCTTCTAATGGAGGATCAAAATATTTATAATTAAAGGCATTAATATATTTGGTCCATTCTTCAGGCCATTTTCTTTTTGCGTATTGAATATATTGATAAAGAACCCTGTCTCTTCCATCGTTTAATTTATTTTGAGTTAAAGATTCTATACAAGGAGGACCATCACTAAACTCTGATGGAGGTCTTTTTAATTCTAATTTTTCTAATTCTTCGGGAGTTAATCTTTTTATTGCTAAAAAAAATTGTGATATTGTAATAGCTTCTCCTTTAAAATTAAAGGCATATCTTGTAGTTTTTGCTGAATTAAAATATGGTAAGTTTAAAAAATTTCCTGTATCATCTTCCGATTTTAATTCGACTTGTTTAGGGAAAACTTCTGCATTCCCATATCCCAAAAACGCACTAATGGAAGATAGTCTGTCCCTCATTAATTTAGCTTCTACAGGAACTGTAGTAAATAAAAAGATATGGGCTCCCCCACTTTTAGATCGACATACAGTTAAAGGTAATTGATTACTGTTAATAAGATTAATAAGTTTTTTGTGATTTAAATTATATTTGTCAACATCAATACATCCCCATCTACATTTATTGTTTTCATCGATTGGTATGATTCCTAAACTTGGCTCAATACCACTTAAATGATCTTGCCATAACTTATCAATAACAGGGTCACGTTTAACAAAAGATTGTCCTTTGACTTTAGTGCCATCGGCACTTTTCTTTTCGACATAGGTACACCCATGTGCTCGTCTTAATCCAGAAAATAGTTCAACAAAATTTTTCATAGTTGTTTTACGGGGCGGTTTAAGTCTCCCGCGACCGCCCCTTTCTCCTTCACGAAGAAGTTATTAAAACGGTGTCGCCTCTTTAGGTTCTTTAAGTTCTTGAGATCCATGTTTTGCTTGAATGGCGCCTTTAGCGACATTGCTTGAAAACATTTTAGCAATCTCATAAATTCCCTTATCGGTGATAGGTCCAACCTTGGACACATCCCAACCAAACCATGTACCTTTGTCATTAGACTGTTGTACAGTTTTTAGTTTATAAATGTGGCTATATGTTGGCGGCGTAAACAATCCGTTTTTACCCTGCATCTTAATCCCCATCATCATTGAATTCCACTTACGACTAATTTTTAATTGAGTCGCTTTCATAGAAATCAAAGCTGTTGTGGGTGTTTTGCCGAGTAATACTACAAAGTGACTTGCGGTATTTTCAAGATAGTTGCCATTATCTAGCCTATCCTTGAAACTTTTGTCTCTTGTAGTTTTAGGAACGTCGTCTCCTGCGTCATAAATTTTGACTGGAGCGCCTTTACTTTCCCCCCTATCTTGCCACTCTATATACTGTCTTTTGTAAAAGACTGGCAATACTTCTATCCCTTTTTCGCCATCATGTAATTCACCAGTGACGGTGTTAATGATCATGCCTGGTTGTGCACCTTCGACATGTTTAGCGTCCCTTGTGTTTACTTCAGGGGATAGTTGGCCAAGTACTTTTAAGAATGGTAAAGCAAGATCATCCTGCTTTATATTCGAAATACCTTGACCCGCATCAGCTTCAAATAAATTTGTAGCCAATGGTCCTGCATTTTCGCGTTTCGCGATTTGTGCTTCTTTGTTCATGGTTATTGTTTCCTCTTGATTGTTGTTTTATTTCCAATGAATACACTGAAAATTTCCGTTGGAAGGGATTTCCCTCCCTCGATACGCTCACGGACGAGCGCTTTCAGGGTCATAGGCTCAACCTTCAACTTTTGTGTTGGTTGATACCCTTGACCCTTCGCAAGTTCAGCATATGCTGCTGCCTTGTTATCTTCGTTACGTCCAAAAGAAACAGTCATCTCATTCTTGATGATGTCTCCAAGGCCGTTGTCACGAAGCCAGTTAAACGCCTTCTCTTTATTGGCTTGAGTTATAGTGGCGCTATAATTTGTTTTAACTTCAACTGATGATCCATCAGCAAGTTTGAGATAAGACAATCCCATTTCTGATAACATAGTGGGAATAGCTTCTCCAGAAATCTGTTCTAATTCTTGTTTTCTTTGTTTAAGATATTCTTCATTCTGCGCTATGTCTTTCTGTATGATCTGCATTTGTTTTATTTTATTTGCAAGTTTATCAATATTTTCTGTCTTATCTAGTACCTCAGTTTGATCTTGTTCAAAATTAATTTGATTCATCTAAATCTCCTTTTTCATCTAGGGTCATAGTACTTTTAGGATCTAAAGCGTCATTACAACACTTCCTATATTTTTTATTTCTTTCAAGTTGATCTTTACAGTATTGAAGAATAAAATTTAGAGCCCATTCATCTCCCATTTTTCTTCTGATAGGACTGACTTGTTCTAAGAGCTGCGTAATAAATCTATCAACCCCTCTGAGTTTTACTAAGTTATTCTTTTGACAGTGTCTCTCAAATTGATACTGATCGTAGGGTGTTTCAAATTTTCTTTTTTCCCATGCTTTTTGTCTAATTTGATTCATCTAAATCTCCTTTCTCGAATAAATTGATGTGAATCGGATAATATTTTCTTTCTTGTTTGTCCCATTTTAATAAATTAAATTTACCGTTAGTTATATCAGAAACAATAGCGACT